TCGCTCGGTAGGAAATCCCTCCACTTCAAGACTGTGGAGACGTGTGAGAAAATCACTATATTGTTTGCTAGGATTTGATGTAGTTGCATCAACAAAGTCAACGTATTTTTTAAGGTCAATAGTCATTAGAATTTAAATCCTTCAAATGTTTTCTTTGGTTTCTTTTCTTCATAATCATACTCTTCATCCTTTCCATTGTCAAGGATATCTTGTTGAGCAGATTGTTCACAGTCATAAAGACGCATTTTAGCCCTATCAATACCAATCACGAAACGCTTATGAATGGTAGGATCATTATAACGATTCTTAAGTTGTTTGACAAGAATTTGTCCAAGTCCTTCAAGTTCTTCCGTGGAAATCAATGCAAACATCAAGTCAGCAGTTGCAGGAAGACCAAAAGATTCAGAAGTATCAGTAAGTTCAACATCAGAACTACTATTATGTGTGAGAATAGCATTCGCATAGAACAAGTGATTTCCTGATACTTCAATATCTATAAGTTCTCTTTCATCAAGTTCTTCAATTTTTAGAATTTTTTTCAGCATCATAGAGTTTTTACCTATTCACATTATAACAAAACCACTCACCAAAAGCAAGGTGAGTGGTTGAAAAAGATTTTATTATTTTATCAACCAATAATACTCTGTCTCCACTCTTCACTCATATTTACCATAATTGCTTCTGCTGCTTCTGGTGTTTCGGCATATCCTTCATCAAGAAGGTGTGAGAGAATGATGTCGTAAATATCCTCCTTTAACTTATCTTCTCTTTTTTTATCAGCAACAATTTTATTTTGTAAAGCAAATGATATTTTTTTATTCCAATCAGAAGAATGTGGATTTTGAAGTGTTTTCTTCATTTTCATAATTTGAAATTTCTTTTTTGTTTTATCACTAACTTCTTCGTTAATTTGCTGGGTTCCAACGACTTTTGAATATGCTTCTTGAAGATTGCGAAGTTCTTGTGCGTCCATTTTACGAAATACTTTTTAGTTATTTATTTAATATCTGCTGTGAATATCATATAATGCGTCATCCATACCATCAAAAAATCCAGCATCGTAAGTATTCTCAATTAATTTATTAAGAGCATCTTTTTCATCAACAGACAAATTAGAAGAATTTACAAACTTATTAAAAGCATTAACAATTTCTTCTGGCAGTTTATGCATTTTGTATATCCATATATTTCTTATTATACAACGAAAAAGGCACCTGTGGAGATGCCCTGTACCAGTTTTTTAGTTGTCCTCACACTCTACCTTTCCTCCAACCACTTTCCAAGAACATTTCCAACTCATCTTGTTTTACAAACTTTCTTTCATCTAACTCTGGATTATAAATCCAAGTTCTACCAACAGAAGATTTAGAAATATTTTTTCTGTGCTCCTCTGTAAGTTTTTGCCCTCTTTTACTTTCTGCTATTTTATTTTTAGTTTCTTGTGAGTGATTTGTATTGAACTTTTTATAAACACCAAGAGAGTATCTATGTTTTTTAGTTTTTCTCATTTTATCTTTTGATTGTGTAGAAAAACTTATTCCATAGTTCCACGCCCTACCATTTCTAATATTCTCTTCTATTAGTTCTTGATTTGCTCCGTGATAGTGTTTCTCATAATTACAAGTTTCATATCTCATATTATATCCATATCCATCCATATAATGAGATTTATATTTGCGGATATAATAATCTTCTTTCATTCTTGCTTCGCTTTCATCAACTTCTTCTATTACTTCAATAGTAAAGTTTCTTTTACCATATTCAATAATAGCATCAGATAGAAATTTATTTCCTTCGTGTCTTCCAAGAGTGATATGTTCTTGTAATCTTCTATCCAATTCATTTTTAGTCAATCCAACATAATACATATGTGGATTGACTGCTGTGTTGGTAATTAGATAAATCTTTACTTTCATATCAGTAAGTTATACTACTATTATTTATAAGAAGTATAACTTACACACACTATTCCTTCACATAAAGACATATACCTTCTTTCAACCCACCTTTGATATTCACTTCACCATTTTGAGTTGGGAACAAATGTTCTTCACTACAAATGATTTCTTTACCATCTTCCAAAGTAATCTTATAAGATTTCTTTTTAGATTTTGGAAAGACATTTAGAACTTCATTATATCCAGTATTAGAAAGCACCAAATCTCCAACTTGAATATTTGAAAGTTCTTTCATACCTTGCGGTGTTTGAACTTGTGTTTTCAAGTCCAAGCAATACCCTGAACGAGTAGTCTGTGTAGCACTCACAATAGGAACATTGAATTCTACCGCAAGACCACGAAGTTCTTCTGCGATTGCTTTCACGAAAGTGTAAGAATTAATATTACTATTACCCTTATACCTTGAGGATGAACAGATATTCAAGTAATCAATAAAGATAATATCTGGACGAAAGGACTTCTTCAATGCTAGTTCATTCAAAAGAGATTTGAAGTGTCCAGCATGTGCAGAGGCAGTTGGATACTCTTTAATGATTAAAGTTCCTTGAGTTTTCTTTGCAAGGTTTGTGACCTTGTTCTCAAACATTTGCTTGGGAAGGTCCACAATATCTTGAATAGGGACATTCAAGAGGTTTGCGTCAATTCTTTCAGCAATGCGTTCTTCTGCCATTTCCAGCGTAATGTACAGAACGTTCCTCCCTTGGAGAAGAACTGATGCTGCTACGTGACACATAAACAAGGATTTACCTACACCAGTATTATGAGAGGAAACACCATTAGTATAATACCTATGATTTGGATGATTTACATTAATATCCACAATAGGTATTTGATTTTCTGTTTTAAAGACACTACCAAGTTTATATCCATTTTTGGTTATAAAATGATTTGTCTTGTATTTTTCATAAAGATGCGATGCTTTCATCCATCCAAAAGATGTTTCAAATAAATGATCGGCATTGCATCTAATAGGTTCTCCACCATCAACCTTTAAAACATATTCATCATACATTCCTTTATTAATAAAGAAATTAACTGGAACATATCCATCAGGTGAATCAACTTCCACCTCATATCCATTATCAAGTAATGTTTTAATTTCAGCAATTGATGTTTCTTTTTCAATCCACATTTTGTATAAATAATAGTATTAGCAGTAGCAGGGACAGGGAATGTTTGATCGTATCTATTCTAACTTATGTGAGAGCAATAAGTCAAGAAGAGATGATTACAAAAAATATTCAGGATTGCACGAACATCATATTGTTCCTAAACATATGAGAGGAACTGATGAAGATTGCAACCTTACATACTTGAATATTAGAGAGCACATCATAGCACATTATTTACTTTGGAAGATTTACAAAAATCCAAATGATTTAAGATCTATGAAAATGTTAGGTGCGAATTTATCAACACAACATAGAAAAATAATTGGAGAATTTTGTAGGGATAATCAAATTGGTTTCTTTTCAACTCCAGTAGAAGAAAGAAAGGAATGGATGATTAGAGGAATAGAAACCCAAAAACAAGAATATTTAAATGATAAAGTTAAAAATTTTTATTATTGGAGCACAGAAGAAGGCAGAAAAGAAAGAGCATCTCTTGGAGGCAAAAAGAGAGCATCCAAAGAGTTTAATTACTGGGCATCAAATCAAGGAAGAAAAGAAAGAGCATCTCTTGGAGGAAAAGCACACAAAGGTAAGAAAGTAATGCACTTACCAGGAACAAAAGGATGGAAAAGAATACTTCCAGAAGATGTTGATAATAAATTAAATGAAGGTTGGAAATTTGGAACAGGAGAACCTGCACCAAATTCCAAAGTTAGAAATAATAGTTGAAATTTATATTAATAAAAAACCACTCAATAGGTGAGTGGTTGAAAAAGATTTTATGATTTTATAAAATTATCTCTTATTTCTATTATAAGTTGCTCTTACAGCATCAAAAGATACTCTATCTTTTTCCTTTTCATCATCTGGAAGTTTAGAATATGGAGTATCAGCAAGTGTTTTTCTTTTTGCTTTCTTTTCTGGAGTTTGATCTGAACTTGTTCTTGCCGTTCTCGCCCAACCTTGATGAACTGCATCAGCACCTGCTTCTCTGGAAGTTCCACTTCCACTTCTTTCTCCTCTTCTAATTGCACGAAGAGCAGCTGCAGCAGAAGAACGATTTGCTGCTCTACCAAAAGAACGCTTATCTCCTTGTGCTCTACCATAACCATATCTTGCATCTAACGCAGCATCAGATGCTTTTTCATAAGGACTATTTTCCTTTTCAAGAATAACATCTCTCCATTCTTCACTCATATTCACCATAATCACTTCTGCTGTTTCTACAGTTTCAGCATATCCTTCATCAAGAAGGTGTGAGAGGATGATGTCGTAGAGGTTTGTTTGTTCTATGCGATAACCACCAACTCCAGGTTTTGGATGCATTGCTCTTGCAGTATTTTCCGAATTCTTTGCGGCAATTCTTGCTTGTGCTCTTGATAAAACAGTACTCTTTTTATGTCTGTTAGATTGTGATCTAAGTCTATCCATTGAAGCATTTGTCTTTTCTTGTTCTGCAGAAAGTCTATCATCAGAAACAACATTTCTCGCTCTATCCCCGATAGAATTTTCAACAACTTCCATATATGCTTCTTGAAGATTGCGAAGTTCTTGTGCGTCCATCTTTTTTTT